CGGAAACAGTCAGCGAACCGCCATTTCCATAAACCCAGGAAACGTCCTGCGGTCCAAACTTGACAGCCCAAACACTGGTAGAAACGTTGTCGGTCGTGCCGCCAGCGTCTACCACCATGTTAGTGGAATCATAACCGGCAAGCAGGCCTGGAAAGCCTTTGGAATCGTTGCTGGTGCCGTAGTAGAACTGGCTTCCCAAGTAAATCATGCTTGAACGCATGATGCCATTAGCTTCCAGCGCGATGAAGGCTGGCGCACCATCCTCATAGCGATCCGCAACGGCTTTATCACACTCCCAACGCGGGTTGAGCGTGTAGCATTCAATCAGGCGATTTTCCCAAGTGCTCTTGGTTGCCGCCGTGCCTTCGTTGGCATTGCGGAACGACACACCAGGCAAAGCGGTACGAATCAGGGTCCGGTAGTTCAAACCGCGAATCGTGCGAGCGGTGCCAAGCATCACTTCGGGAGAATACGTCACCACTTCTTCAATGAGTCCTACGGCTGGGTCGTTGCCGTTGGCTTTCGCAATATCAAGCAGGGTAGTTACTGCCATCTGATTAGCTCCTTAAATGTTAATTTTTTGGTGTAATTTTGATACCAGCCGCAAACTTAGCCAAACCACTTGGCAGGTTTTGCGAGAGCTTGGTAACGCTTGCCGCCTTTTCATCTTTGAGAAGTCCACCGGATAGCGGCGTATCTTCTCCCCGATTGGCGGAAAGTTTTGTTTCGGCGTCTTTCAATTTGACTTTGAGGGATTCGTTTTCAGATTTGAGAGAGCTTAGATATAGCTCGCTCGCCTCTTGAAACGTCTTTCCTTCAGCAAACCAAACGCCGCCCTGTGTGCCGAAAGCGGTAAGGAATTTCTTTCCTTCGCTCATGGCGGTTGCTTCGACGGGTGCCGCTTCGGGCGTAGCGACTTCCTCAACAACTTCAGCGACTTCGACGGGTGCTCCCTCTGTCGCTTGTGTATCTTGAACGCCAGCAGCTTCAACTTGTTCAACTGGCGGTTGTGCTTGCTCGCTCATCTTGCCTTGCTCCTTAATGCGAATGTTGGTTAAGTTGCTTTCCGTGAGCGCCATCGTTTCGGTTTGCGAATCTTGCCCGTAAGGACAGATGGCAATCCCTCGCAACGTCCACTCACGAAATACCGTATCAACTCCACTGAATTGCCTGCCGTTTACAGTTACGGCAAAGCCTTCTGGCACTTGCTCAATCAATGGATCGGTGAAATAGATTGATGCTTCCCAAGGCACACCTTGCTGGGCCTTGTAGATGATTTCCGTTGCTTTATCTTCTGGATTTGCAGCATATGGAACTAATGCACCAGAGCATTCAAGCGAGCCGCTGGAAGCGTCAAAGTTTCCGCAATATCCGATGATCTCGTCTTCTTCATGGCAATAGTCTAGGGCAAGACGTTGCTTGTTGAGCTTCATTCCGTCGAAGTCAAATATGCAATTGCCCCAATACCAATGGTTGATAGGCTCGCCACTTAATGCGGTTATTGTTACTGGTGCCGTTTTAGCACTTTCGCCATTACTGCGAACGTCAACGCTTGCAAGGAATTGACATGCTTTTTTCGGAGCTTGTTTAGTTTCCATTTGCTGCCACCTGCGCGGTGTCCTCCGTTATCGCAACCGATGTAGATTGAGTTGGCTGCATCGAAATGGAAGTGGCTAAACCAAGCGAAGCAAGGTAGTCTTCCTCGGCCTTGGTTTCGTCTGCCATTTCGTAGAAATCAATCCCCTGCTCACGCAATACTCGGGTGCGCGTTGTTAATCTGCCACCAATCGCAGCAAGATTTGCAGATACTTCCTTCATGGGGTCAATCCACGAAACCCCCTGCGGTATCCAGTCCCAACGGTAGTTGGCATCTGCTGGTAGTTGCCCGTCTTGTATCCAGAGCTTGATTCGCCAGTTTGTTAGGTGGTCTAACAACTGAATAACGTCTTGCCGCTTGATCTTTGCAGATAGCTCATATTGCAATAGAGCCTGCCGAGAGCCTGAATAATTCGTGAAGTTCTCGGCATAAAAAGAATAGGGAATATCGAGCGCCTTTAGAGCTACGCTAATCATTGATTGCGTAAACTCTCGAAACTCCGTGCTTGGCGTTTTGCTTTCAAGAAATTCGGCCCGGTCGCCTGGGTCAAGGTCTAGCATTGCTGGACCTCTACCAAAATCAACCTCGTAGCCACTGCCATCCTCGCTACTTGTGGAAACTTCGCCTAAAGCCGTCTCTTTGTCGCGATAGATTGCAAGGCTGAATAACTGGCTTACCTTCAGCTTGGCTAGTGCGTAATCGAACCCTTCGTAAACATCGCGAAGTGTATTGAACGCGGGCGCGAGTGGCGAAACACCTCTAACCTGGTCGAATCGATCCAGATAGGCGAAGTGGTACATATTGCGGGCGGAAACTAATCGCTCATATTTGAAATTGCCGCCTGCTGTTCCGCTATCTGTAGCCTTAGCACGCGAGCATACGCAATACGATAACGGAGCGCCGTTGTTATCAGTTACCACGCCGTGCGTGAGCATCGATTGATTTAGATTCTCAGGTAATCCGCCACCATCTGGCGTTCGCACCCTATCACCTTCAACAACTTGCAGCGTGCCGTCGCGAAGTTTTAGAATGAATATATCGCCATCAATTACCCGCCGCATCTCAAGCAAGCGAATCATTTTTGACAGGGAGAAGCGAGAAGTTACGTCGCAGTTGTAGGGGTTGCTCCACCAACGCATTAAGCGCTCTAGTGAGTCGTCTAGTGCGGTGTCGCCTGTTTTCGCCTGGAAGTTAAACGTCGATACGTAGTCAAGGTGCCTGCGAATCATCCAAGCAGCGAGCGAGAAATTGCGGTTTATGTCGCGCCCGGCAGATAGCAGTTTACGACGTTCGGCTGGGTTATTCTCTCCGTCCTCGCTTCGCAGGATTCCCGTAGGTGCTTGCCGACGATTTTTCGATGCAACTGCATCATATCCGTTACCGTTGGCGAAACGGTAAAGCGATTTAGCAACGGCGGTTATTGCCTGCTTGAACACGTTACGGGTTTCCTAGATTTATTTGGGCTACGATAGGACGTGTGCCGTCTTCTCTGGCAAGTCGAGATTTCCAGTAGTCGTACTGTTTAATCAGGTTGTCGTAGGAGACAGACACACCATCAACGCTCACGCTACTAACGCCGACATTTGCCGCTAAAAGCGTTTCTAGTCGTTCGACTTGGTCTTCTGCGAATGTTGCCATGCTTTATAGATAGCATGGACGATATGAGATTACCTATAGTTTGTAATTCTAGATTATCGTTCTGCGATATATTCCAATGACTTGTCAATTCTGATTTGTTCGCAGTCATCGCACTTGCAATAACGCAACCAAACGCCGCTGTAAGATTTACCGTTCTGGTCTGTCCCATGATATTCAAGAAATCGGCAGTTGTAGTACGCGCCACGTTGTGAGCTTCCGCATGTTGGGCAGGTAGACGTAGGCACATGATTTATAACTGCCTGGCTTGCCTTTGGTGGCTGGCTGTTTTTGTATTTGTGATTACTCATCTTTACCGCCATCCTTGTCATAGATATGTCACTTTATTCCGTTGTTTAATAACTCTAGCGGCGGGCTTATTCTGTCTCGTACTCACTCCCACAAATGAAGCCAACACAGCACAGCCCACCATGCAATCAAACCAGTGATTATCGGGCCGCTCTGGTCGCAATTCCCACTGCTCAACCGTTCTACCGCGTCCCTCTGTTTTAATTGGCGTCTCTGCTGTGAAATGGTCAGCTATCATTTCGTGTTGCCGGTGATCGTGACCCCACAATGAGATTGATTCAGAGGCAGGAAACTTAATCTTTAAGTGCGAATGAATGTAAGACTTCCAGAAATTGCCGTCATAGATTAAATGCCGCATTCCGTTAGCTTCTGCATCGGGTTTAAGAATCCAGTTTTCTCCGCGTCGCTCACCTGCTTTGATTGGGTAGGCGTTCATTGCCACGTCGCCCGCTCTAATGCCTCTGCCGTGCGTTGGCATTAATAGCGAAGCGTGTTTAGAGGTTTGGCAGAATCGCTTAACGGTCTTTGTGGAAAATCCCCAGTTCGCGTCTATGGCAATTCGGGAGTGCTTAATATTCGCACCGTCTGCACGTTCATAGACATTTCCGCTTAGCGTTTCAACCAGTTCACCTAGAGCGGCGTATATCTGGCTTTCAAGCGGCTGGCCTTTATTAATCTGGTCGAAAGTGCGGCGAATATCTGAAAGCGTGTAATATCTACGCTCCTGGTCTGGGAAAGTGCCGTAGTCGATAACGTAGCCAGTGAAATCCATTTGCCAAGCTGTTGTAACATACCAGAGCGAGGATTGCTGAACGTCAATAAAGGTGGTGATATGTTCCACGTCTCTCGGAAATCGCTTGCGCTCAAATCCGTTTAGGCGGCTGGCAATCTCTGCTGCCGTTAGTCTGCCTTCCGCCTCAACATCTTTCTTAGGTTCATTCTGGCATTCGGTAGAGAATACGTCCGGCCCGTCATCTATTAGAATGTTATATGCATGCTGGATTGCTGATAGCTCGCTTTCCTTGTTGTAGCAATACTCCCAGCTAACAACACAACCGGCGTCCATCGCTTCGCAGTTGTCAAAATAGAACTGGTTCGCGTCCTTGTGTGCTCGCCTTTGGTCGTTCGGGTCGTTCCGGTCAAACGTGTTGCGAATCTCTGCATATTTTCCCAGCCATAGCGATTCGTGTGCATTGCTCCACTGGCGAACCATGCGAATACGCTCACCCTGCCATGATGGGCTAATCTTCGGGTTTAGCTTTCGTTCAACTAGATCGTCTTTCGCAATCACCGTTGCATTAATAATCATCGCCATCGGCTTGCTATGCGAACCAAGGCGAGCTATCGAACGGTCTATAATGTTCATTCGCTTTTGCACTTGCGCCGGTGTCGATGCCGTCTCATCTGTTTGCGGATCGTCGATGATGGCAATATCAGGCCGCTGGTTCGTGCCGTCTGGCATCTTAGTAACTAGGCCGCGTGTGCCACTGCCAGTGAGCCCGCGTGAAATCAGGATCGCACCGGAAGATTTTGCCCCTGGTATTGTCGGCAAGACTACCCTATCAGCACGCCAAACAATATGGGTAAGCTGCCCTTGGTAGGTTTGGCTGTGAGTCCGCTGCGGCTTACCCTCCAATGCCTTGACCGCGTGGCACACCTCGGGAAAGTCTTCATAGAGCAAATCGTTCTCCGAAAACTCCAGCTTCACCGAGTTAATCAAATCTTGTGCCTGCGGTTCGTTAGCAGAAAACACTACCACGCTTCGCCGGTGGCCGTACATCGTTGCCCATATTGCGGCATTGGTTGCAATGGTGGTTTTGGCGAATCCACGATAAACAGCGTTAATGAATCTGCCACCGTCTAGGATGCATCGTTGTATCCGCTCTATAACTCTAAGATGATCGTCACTAAATGGTGAGAGCCCAGTTGAATTCGGGAAGTAGGATTGAAGGAACAACGCAAGATTCAGTCGGCACTCTTCCCGCCGTTCCGCGTTGACAACCGATGGCAGTTCGCCAATATCTGCTACCGATGCAGAGCGTTCCCGCGAGCGTCTTGTGGCTGCTTCGCGGTTCGCATTCGCGGCTTCGAGCGTTACCGGCATCTATCACCTAAAATAAAGGGAAGAAACACGCACAATATGCA